CTACTCACCAAAGGCTTTAAAAATATTTTACATTGGTTCTGCACAACCATGCCCCAAATATAAAAAACTTTTTTAAATAAAAAAGGGCTACAAATTGCAGCCCTCTCTTATTGGATGAAAAACGAGAATTATGAAGTTACTATTGTTGCGCTATCTAAATCGGTTACAAATACAAATGAATCAATTTCTCTACCTGTTAAAGTAAGAGTATAGCCTGACAAATCACCACCTGCTGCACCTGTAACAGCTGTTCCTGCGGTAACATCCATTCCTTTTTGATAACCTGCTAACAAATAATTTCCGTTGTTATCTTGAACAATAACATGAGGGCGACCTTTAGCGAGTAGCTTTATTTCGTTTCGATCTGCTGCCCTTAGTTTGTGCAACGTCATCTCTAAAACCTGCTCGTAAAAAATAGTTCCATTTTCAGGAGAGGCATTTAGATTTTCCGTTAAACTCGCTGTGTACTCCGGTAAGGTGTATTTGTAAAGAGTAATGCCACTTAGACCACCTGTAGCAACTGTTCCGTTAGTTACAGTAATACCACTTATTGAATCAAAGTTAGCAAAGTAGACGGCAACTATGCCGCCTGTTTGCTCTTTACATTGCCACGCTCTACCTGATGTTAAATCACAACTCATTATGCGTAATAAACTAAATCAGTTCCGTTAGTAATTTGAGTTCCTGCTGTGAACCTTTGAACATATCTAAAGTTTTGAGAACCATCAATAGGTGCTCTGTCGATAATATCAATTGAGGTCATGTCAGTAAGAACGTTAGTACCAAAGTGTAAGTCTGCACTTCTACCTGCAACCATTTTGTTGTCAGATAATCCGTTACAAACAATAAGAGGAATACCTTCAAAGTTTAATGGTTTCTCACCAACAGTTAAACCGTTGTTGTAAGAATTGATGTAAGTTGAAGAACCTATTTGACCATAACCTAATGCTCTTTGATAAAGTTGAGCAGCTTTGATTGACATTCTAATTGCTACACCGTTTTCGGCTCTATCTGCATAAACTGCTGATGGAATTGCTGAAACAACTTTGGCTAATTCTGTGATGATGTTAGCAGCTGTTAAGGTAGTACCTACAACATCATTTACACTTGAATCTCCTAAAAGTCTTGATTCAAGACCGATAAAATCGCCTCCTGTATTAGCAGCACCTTGCCATATTTTAGTTTCAACATCTTTAGCTGTTAAAGCATTAAGTCTTTCGATTAAGTAGTCTTGAAAAGATGTTGGTATTTCTTGACCTAATAATGCTCCTCTCATTTCTAAAGATTCCCATTGAGTTTGGAAGTCTTTTTTACAAAGTTCAAGGTTTACCATTAATTCGGTTGGTTGGAGAACCACATCCGATAATGCTACTGTTCCGCTTGAAGTAAAATCACAATCAGCAGCTTGTAAGAATCCTGTTGATGCGAAATTTCTTACATTCAATTTATATCGAATGTTTTCGTGTACTGTTACCGCACCTTGTGCGATAGTGTTTGCAGATAATACGGCGGGTGCTACATATCCAATAGCTTTTTCGCCTGCGTAATTACCTGTAAAATCTGAATTTTTTGCCATTTATTTATTTTTTAAGTTTTTGCATTAAGTGTTTTACTCTTTCTTCTGTAGTTAAAGCTGCTAAATTAACAGGCTTTTCCTCTACTTTTTTATTTCCTTCGGGATTGTGTTTTTTAAATTCAACAGGTGCTTTTAACTCTGTGATTTCTTCTGTGATAGATTTAATCATGTCCGCTGTGCTTGAAAATTTCTCATTTGTTTTTGAGGAAAATTCAGCAAATTGGTCTGTTAAATTTTGGATTGTTTCTTTTTGAAGTTCAATAACCGCTTGTTGGTCGGCTAAGGTCTTTTGAAGTTTTTCAATATCTTCAAACTTAATTTCTTTTGATACCGTTTCGATTACTGATTTTGGCTTTTCCGCTTCTTGCTCAACGTTTTCTTTAGTTTCGCTTTTAGCTTCTTCAGGTTGTGATTCCTCAGATTCAGCTTCTCCGCCTTCAATGTTAGCAACTACACCTTCATTCTCAACGGTAATTACTAAACCTTCATTTGTTGTGTACACGCCTTCGGGTAGTGGCATTGGTTCGCCATCTTCACCTGCAACGAATACTTCTACTCCAACTGCCCATTCATCAGCAGGTGTCATAATCATCTCGCCACCTTCTAAGGTAGCCTCTGCCATGAATTTATGTTCTTTGAGTTCTTTTCCTAACTTAATTAGGTACTCTGCAAATTTTTGTTTTATTGACATTTCGCTTTTTTGAATAAAACGAAACGGTTAAAAATCTGTTTGTAAATCTTTGTAAGTTATTGAAAATCAAAAAGCCCCGCAAAATGCGAGGCTCTCTGCTAACCAAATATGAGAAAAATCTACAGTGCTAATATAATTATTTTTTATATAACTCAAACCTAACCCTTGCAGCTTCGTTTGGGTCGTATTCTTTTAGATGTTCTTGGTGTAACGCTTCACCCCTTTCGATTAGTTCTTTTTTGGTGTAAGACTTTAACCTTTCCCAACTTTCATCAGGATCAAATGTTATTACCGAATCAGGCAGCCAATCTGTATAGGGTGGTGTTTTGGTTACGGCAACTGCACAACCTTTTGCAGCAGCTTCTAACACTTTTAGATTGGATTTATTCTTTGTAAATTTAGACGGCTTTAACGGTGCTAAGGAGCAGTAAAAGTTATCTAATAAGTTTCCATACTCAAATTCGTTTTTGATTTCTCCAATGTCTTTAAAGCACCAATCGTAATCTTTTACGTATGCAATCGAATTTACATCCTTAAAATTAGTTTGGATACTTCGCAAATCTTCTTGATGGGTATTACCCCCAATATAGCCAAACGTATGTGTCCGCTTCGGGTTTGGTTTCCATTGGCTTTCCTTTCGGTTTATTGTGTTGGGAATTACTGTTATCCTTTTGTTGTACGGTCTTATTAGTTTTTTTAATCTTTTGTGGGTGCATATTATATCACTTGCCATTTGAAAGGTAGATTTAACTACCTCTTGATGTAACTCTGAATTAAAATGTTCTGCTGCTATGTGATGATCGTCAACTTTCCAATAGTCATCAACATCAACGATAATTTTTTTGCCTTCTTTTTTTAAACCTTCAATTACTGCTTGAATTGGTATTTTGTTTCCTTTAACCTCGAAGTGTGATAATTGAATTAACCTCGAAAACACAATTACATCTACATCCTTAAATGCAGGATTTATGATGTGCGCTTCTTGTTGAGTGTGATAGACTTTAACATCGTAGTTATCCTTTAAAACTATGTGAGGCGATATTAAACGGTGATATGTTACCGCTCCGCTATTTGGTGTTATTAGGAGAATTTTCATCAAATAAAAAAGTAAAATAAGTAATCGATAAACTAATAAATACTATAACAAAGCGAGAAAAAATATCCCAATTTAATATATTGAAATTGTTAAATACAAACATTATTACAATTACAATATAAATTAAAATAAATAAACTAATAAAAAGGTATTTAATAAGTTTCATAAGTTATCCGTAAATAAAGTATTCGCCTTTGTTTGGCTTTTGTTCTATAATGTAATATCGCATCGCATCAACGCAATGATTCCAAGCATCAACAGGTTTGTTTAGCCTTTGTCCATCCCTATCTTCCATCCAACGATACTTATTAAGTTCTTCAATCAAATTTAGGCTATTTTCCGTCACAAAGAAATCGTCTTGTTGCAATAAGTCAATCCCAAAATTAACCGAATCTTTGCCTTTCTTAGCCGCTTTAATATTGCAACCTGCTAATCTTATTTCTTTGATACTTTTAGGCTCTGCTGCATCCGCATAAACTATCCTATCCTTGCCTATTAACTTGGCTATTTGGTTATTGGTTAGCTGTGTTTGGTAAATCACTTCATCGAATATGTATTGATTGTTCCATTTGTAAACATCTATTAATGCTGTTGGGTCATTCGTATAACCAAAATCTAAACCGCTCCCTACATACCTCGCTTCATCAGGTAGTTTTATTGTACTATAATTGTTAAAGACTACCCCTTCTAACTTTCCGATTTCACCATCAATGTAAACCCTGCACCAATTCTGCCAATAACTTGAAGTCTTTGCTTTCTCTTGTCTTGCTTTTAATTCTTTGATAGTAACAAGTGGACACGCCTCGTTATCGGTGTATTTTAAAAGTAGAAATTCGCTATCTCTTTGTTTTAATACTTCGGTATGTGCCCAAAATTCATTATCAGGGTTGAAGTCAATCCAAATGTGGTCCGTGGACCTAATCATCAAAGCATCT